CACGCGCTGGGTGTGCTGCTCGCGGGCCGATGTGCGAGCAGCAACATGGGCAAGTGCCACGCCCAACTGAGCTGCTACGAACAGCCGGTTAATGCTGGTCATCGGACACCCCCGCGCCGTGGCTGGTGGGCTGCTCGCCGAGAGCCGTCAGATACTCAACGGCCTTGCCGTAGGTCCATGCGTGAACCAGCGTTTCATCCTTTGTGGTGTCGTCCTCAGTGACGACTGCGCGAATGGCGGTGCGCTCCCATGAAATGGAGAGAACACGCTTTCGCCAGCCGATTTTCACAGGGCCAAAGTCAGTGAATGCGAGGAACCATGGGCTGGAGCGGCGCAGTTCCGCGTAGTGATCCACGTTCGGCCAATAGGCGTTGGGGAGTTCCTCGAAGCCCTTGACCTTTATGCCCGCCAAGAGGAACAGCGCAGCGGCGCGACCTTCGTCAAAGTCCAAGCGGCTCACGACACCACCTCGGCGCTGGTGGCCTGCAGTTCGCGACGGTCGCGCTCGGCGATCAAGAGGGTGCGTCTCGCGTCCTCGAAGGCATGCAGGTCGGCCAAAGTCTGGAACTTGCTGACGGCGTGATACTTGCCATCCGGGCCACACGTCTCGCTGATGTGAAAGCCCTTGGCCGACGCATCGTAGAACGCTGTGGCATCGCTGACGCCCTTGGGGCTGGCGTCGATCAGGGCCAATAGATGCTCGGCCTTTCTCATCGCCTCACCGCCGTCATGGATGTGACCGCCCTTGTAGTCGTCGTGCAGATCGCGCTTCCAGTGCTCAACTGCCTCGCGGAACTGTTCAAGGTCGATCCCCGGCGCTGCGGGGGTGCTTGCCGCTTCCAGTGCCTTCCGCATCCATAGGGGGGCATAGGAAAGCTGGTGTCCGCCTGCTGCGTCGAACGCAGTCATTGCCAGGCCAAGCTGCACGCCAGTTATTTCGACCGGCGCTGCGGCGACGGGGGCGATAACCAACGGGCCAATCCATTCGAAGTCGCCAGACATGTCGACCATGGGCGACCAATCATCCATCTCTGCATTGCTGGTCGATTCGTGGATGTTGCACACCAGCTCGGGTGCAGGCTCGCCATCGAAGTGGTGCGTTCGAACCTGCACCAGCGCCTCGCACTTGGCGAGTTGGAAGAGATTGAACCCCCGCACGTAGTACGCGCCCTCGGCGGTCGGCTTCGTCTTGTTCCACGCCGCCTCCTGCGCTGCGGCGGGCTGGGCTGCATCAAACGCCTTCACCGCATCCGAGTAGCCGGCCTGATAGCCGTTGCGGAAGCCATCAGCGCCCTGAGTCGCCATGTCTTGTGCGTCGTATCCGTTGCTCATGTCTTGCTCCTAAAGGGTGGGGCGGGTGCATTCCGCCCCGTAGATCAGAAGTGGCCGAACTTGGTCACGAACGGAATGTCGTCGGCCAGATCGGCCATTGAGTCAGCCGCGCTCGGTACGTTGTCCGTAGCTCGCGCCGGGCGCTGACGAGCTGGCGCACCAGAGTTGGAACCGCCGCCGCTGCCTTCCTGCTTGCTGCCCACCAGGGTCACGTCACGCACGTCCAACGTCACGTAGGTTTTGCCATCGTGTTCGCGGGCGCCAATCTCGCCGGTAACACCCAGTTGCGAGCCCTTCGTGATGTGCTGGGCCAGCTTCTCGCCGCGCTCGCCCCACAGAGAGCAGTCAAGCCACACGGTCTGCTTGTTGTCGCCCCAGCCCTTGTCCACCGCCAGCGCCCAGCCAGTGACGGCTTTGTTTGTCTGCGTGTAACGGGTGACAGCATCGCGCCCAACTCGGCCAATTGCGTTGAAATTGTTCATGCTGCTTCCTTCTTGTTTGCTCGTTCATTGGCGCGCTTGAGAGCGCTGCGGATGCTGCTGTGGAGCTGGGTCCAGAGAGCCAACTTTTCCTCAGCCGTTAGCTGCTGGCCGAGCATGTAGGCGTGGGCCTTGTCCGCTTCGTCATCCGTGGGTTTCTCGCCCTGGAAGTGGTCGCGGATGTTTGCTGCAAGGCCGAGCAGGAAACCCTGCGATTCGTCGTCCATTGCCTCCCATGCCCCATCTGTCGGAGAGGCGCGGCCTGTCGCAGACACCCCCGGCGCGATGCTTGCGGGCTTTGCAGGCTTCTCTGCTGCCTCGCCGTATCCAGACTCCAAGGCCACCTTCGCCCACAACTCGTAAGCAAGGCCGAAGGTCAGGGCCGCAGCCATGCAGACGCCTCGGCGGTGGGTATCGGTAATGTCGCGGGCGGTGATCTTGTCGAATTGGATCGCTGCATTGCGATGATCCATCACAGCCTGCGGAACCTCCGGCGTGGTTGTCCCGTCGCCATGACGGAAGCGCAGCAACAGGAAGCCACCAACCGGGGCACGATGCAGAATGCCGCCCTCTGCTGTGACCACCGCCTCAGGAAGCCAGCCCGGCGCATTCTCTCGCAGGAGATTGAGGGTTCGGGACCAGTTGATGTACGAAGCTTGGAAGTTGCCAGCACCAATCTTCTCGACCAGATCTGCGGTGGCGACGCCAGCTAAGTTGGGAATATCTGCCATGTTCTTATCTCGTATCCGTGGTGGCGAACTTGCCGTCTTGTGCTTCCTGCCTCGCGTACTCCGCGCCTTCCTCGTCGGACATGGGCGGCATTGCGATAGGCGTTGGGGTGTCCTCGTCCATGTCCTGCTCCAGGTAAAGGGGTAACTCGGGCCGTCTTTCCGAGCTAAATCTGCGTTTTCAGTATTTGAGCCAAATGCCCGTTGCTCTTCAGGCCATTTCGCTCGCGCGTCTCTCGCCACGAAAACCCAGACTCGATGTCATCTCGAACTGCTTGGTATCGACGTTCCAGATTTGGCTTTGCGTTGTGGTTGCTTTGACCCTTCTGGCAAGTCGTAACTTGTCTTCCTTTACGGGCACAGTCCTGCATGTTTTCCTTTGGTGTTCCTAGGAATAGGTGATCAACGTTTACGCACAACCCGTTGTCGCACCTATGGCAAACCACCAATCCAGATGGGATCTGCCCGTTTGTCCGGATCCAAGCGGCGCGGTGAGCTCCCATGCAGCGACCTTCCAGCTTGTCCATCCCGTAACGACCCTGGGCCCAGCGCAAGCCTTCCCAGTTGATGCATCCATTCATATGTCGGCCTCCAAAATCTTTAATGCATTGAGAGCCGGGAGTTATCGAACAGGGCGCTTCGTCTGCGCCGGGAAGTCGGGGAGGGTGGTCGGCGGCTCGTGCTTGGGCTTCGCGGCCTTCTGCTTGAGGTAGACCATCCATTCGTCGTAGGTCAGCAGTAGTGCGATTACAGCGATCAGCGAGAACGTCACGGCCAGCGATGGCATGCGCAGGTAGCCGCTTACGAAAGCCATCGCAGCGACGATCAAAGTGCCGAGCGTCCAGCGGTAAGGGCGAGGCTTAATCACGATCACTCTCCTGTGCGCAGATGCCTTCGTTGGCTTCCAGTTCGGCCAGCCCGTTAGGCGTGGCGATATCGCTTGGCAAGCCAACGGGCTCGTCGTTGTTTGCCCATCGCTTGACGCCATCCTTGCCCTGATACCAGTTGCGTACAGCGCCGCCTTCAAAGACGAATCCAAAGCCGCGCAGAATTTCGGTTTCCGGTGTCATCACAAACCCCCAGCAAGTTGCAGTAGTCGAGCAGGAATCCCGATGACAACCGCTGCGGCTATCGAGATGACGAGTAGATCCAGTACCAGCGCGTACTCACGCGACTTGGCGAAGCAGTGCAGCCAGGCATTGAAGCGGCGCATGGTCATGCTTGCGGCTCCTTGGCGAGTTCGGCGAGGAGGGCGTCGGCGTACATGACCGCCCGTGACACATCGAGCCGGACAAGGTCAATCGGGGAGAGCGATACGCCGGTGTAGGCGATGCTTGCGAGTCCCTGCATCGCCATCGCTGCGATCAGCTCGCGCTTGGTGAGGCCGCCGAGTGCAGTGCCGTGCTCGCCCCACGGGTAGGCAGGTTCGTTGCCGCTCATGCCGCGTCCTCCACTCGCTCGCGTGCCACTTCCATCGCAGCAGCACGAACGGTCTTGGCGAGGCGGTACAGGTCGGTCAGCAGCTGCGAGCCCATCAGGTCGGACGGGTGCTTAACGTCCAGCTTGATCAGTGCAGCCGTGGCCTCGGTGAACCAATGGCTGTCCAGCGAGAACGGCAGCTCATTGGCGGCGATCTCGTGCAGTGCGGACGGGTCGTCCAGCAGTTCGTTGGCTGCCTCGGTCACGTCGATCTCGGAGAACTGCTGCGCGGCGTGGTCGTAGGCAATCTGCGCCGACCGTTGCTGCTCGTTGCGGGCTACTAGGTTCATCTCTGCATCCCTCGGCCTCGGGGTGAGGCGATGGATGTAGTAAATCATCGTTGACCAATGCAGTCAACAAAGATTTACCGATCCGCGCACAGCACTCCCTGAACCACTAACGATCCGTTCAGGGTTTTGGGGGTCGAGGGCATTGCTTTATAGGAAAGTTATGGCAGTTTATGGAATTCCGATAAATGCCTATAAGGTCGCTATAAATGGATCCCCGGAGCAATCCTTACTCCCCTGGCGCTGGCACACCCCCGCCGGAGCTGGCAGGTAGAGATGAGGTGATCGAGAAGGCCGACATTGCGCTGGATCGGATCAAAAATGGCAGAGCTTCTCGCAGCGTGATCCTGTACGGGCTGCGCGGTGTGGGCAAAACCGTTCTTTTGAACAAGATCAAGCAAGACGCAGAGGTCAATGGGATCAAAACGGTGTCCATTGAGGCTCCAGAGAATCGCTCTCTACCGGCCTCTCTTGCTCCTGCCTTGCGCTCCATGCTTCTAAGCTTGAGTACGTGGGAAAACGCAAAAGAGCACGGACGGCGGGCGTATAGAGCCTTGGGCGGATTTGTTGGGGCGCTGAAGGTCAAGTACAGCGATCTTGAGATGTCTGTGGAGCTTCCGAGTGAATCGGGACTGGCCGACAGCGGCGATCTTGAGCACGACCTAATGGCGCTGATGACGACGGTCGGTGAAGCAGCCAAAGAGGCTGAGACTGCCGCAGTTCTGTTCATTGATGAAATCCAGCACGTCGCCGAGGATGAGCTGGGGGCTTTGATCATGGCGCTGCATGCGGCGTCGCAACGGCAGCTTCCGATTACGCTGGTCGGAGCCGGGCTTCCTCAGCTTCTTGGGCTTATGGGAGACGCCAAGTCTTATGCAGAGCGGCTTTTTGAGTTTGTCCCAGTTGACAAGTTGGACAACGCGGGGGCACGGCAGGCATTGCAACTTCCGGCAAGCCGGGAGGGAGCGAGCTTCGAAGACGATGCACTATTGGAGATTGTTACTCAGACCTCTGGTTACCCATATTTCTTACAGGAGTGGGGTAAGCATTCTTGGTTGATTGCCGCAACCACCCCTATCACGGGATCGGATGCAAAAGAGGCGACTATTAGGGCGCTAGCGGAGCTAGATGCCAGCTTCTTTCGAGTTCGCCTAGATCGACTGAGCAACGCTGAAAAGAAGTACATGCGTGCCATGGCTCACCTCGGAGCTGGCCCGCATCGATCTGGTGACATTGCAGATTGTATGGGCCGGAAGGTGACGTCCGTTGCGCCTACCCGCAGCAGCCTCATAAAGAAGGGGATGGTCTACGCCCCGAATCATGGGGACACGGCTTTCACTGTCCCGCTGTTTGATGGCTATATGAAGCGCGCCATTCCAAGTTTTCCATGACCCTAAACCCCGCTCCGGCGGGGTTTTTTGTTGCCCGGAAGAACCCGCTACTTGAGGAATGCCAGCAGCTCGTCGTCCTCGTCGTAGCTGCGAATCCGGATTTCGCCACCGTCTGGCGCATCCATGACGGTGGTCCCGTTGTCGAACACCAGGGCCGACATAGAGCGCCCTGAGCCGGTCTGCTTGGTCAGCATGATCCCATCGGTTGCGGAGGGCAGGGCGGGCGTCCAGCCTGCATTGAGAAGCAGAATCAGGCGACGGAAAGCCGTGGAGGTGGATATGTGGCGGTCTGGCATGTCGCCTCCTGCGCATAAGGGAAAGCCCCGCGTGCGGGGCTGGGGGTTACTTGATCCAGCCACCAGTCCAGCGGACCCGGCCAACTACCTTGATCCCGTCATCCATTGGCCTCGGCTCCTTCCAGTCATGGTCGCCATCCAGGTTGTCGGACACGAAGGTCGTCACGCCCTTGCTGACTAGGGCGCGCTTGACCATGTATTCCTCAGCGCCTGCGCCAGGGATCAGGATCACATAGACCCCTTTGTTCTTCGGCACGGTGTCGGTGGTGTCGAACAGGATGGCGTCGCCTTCCTTGATCGTCGGCCACATGCTGTCGCCAGCTCCGTACATGACGGCCAGGTGCTGAGGGCTGAGTCGCTTCCGGGACAGGGAGTCGCGGCGGAACTTGAGCTTGTGCGTCTCTGCCCACTCCTGCGCCTCTGGGCCAGAGCCAAGGCCTGCAGCCTGTGAGTAGCCCGTAACGTCGGCCCAGTCCGTATCTTCTGAAGGGGGCGGCACCGTAGCGGCCTCCTTTGGCTCCTGGCCGGTGGTCAACCACTCAAGCCGAACCTTGAAGTGTGAAGCCCAGGCTGCAAGCCACGCAGGGCTAGGTTCTTTGATCAGTCCCTTCTCTATGCGTGAGACGTGCTGCTTGCTGGAGCCAGCAATCTTTGCGAACTCGGGCTGGGTCATCTGACCCCTAAGCTTCCTGAGCCGTTCACCAATGGATTCGTTCATGTCGCGAATAATTGACCATTCACGGTAAATCATGGTTGACCTTACGGGTAAATGATGATTTACTCGCGCCATGGACATGACCAAACAAGCGGTGAAGTCGGCCCTCGGGTTCCTCAAGGACACCGAGCTGGCGCAGTTCTTTGGAACATCCAAGCAGGCTGTTGGGCAGTGGCCTGACAACGAGCCGCTTCCACAGGGAAGGCAGTGGCAGGCGAGGGCTCTCCGCCCCGACGTCTTCGGCCAAGAGCCAGCCCGCCGCACCCGCAAGAGGGGGAGCTAGATGGACTGCTCCGACATGGTTCGCGGCTACCTCGCTGGATTTAACTCCGGCGAATTGGATATCCCCACTTGCCACGACATGCAATCCGTCGCATTCCGCCACGGCTGGATGAACGGTCGCGATGACCGTACCGGAAGCCCCCGCGACCGCGCCGAGGTACTTCGTGCCCGAGCTGATCTGATCCTCGCCAATACCAATGAGCAGGGATGACATATCACCCAGCTCTAAGAAGCCGCACGACATGGCGCTCGCCATTCCAGCGGACTGCGTAAACCGAATTCTCGTACCTAACGAGCTGAACGACATTTGTCGAAGTTGTAGCAACAACCATCACTGACACCTCAATGGATTGATCCATGTACGCCGATCCGACCCACATCCGAGATAACGCAATCAAGGTCCGACTCAACGACACCGAGTACGCGGCTTTGATCGCCCTGGCAGAGCTAAACGGCATGCAGCCCGCCGTATTCGTACGTGCGCTTGCGCTGGCAAACATCACGTCACGGGGCAAAGGATTCCATGAAGACCGTGCTGCCTGAAGGGGCTTTCAAGTCCCTGAGGAGGGCCTGTGGAACTACTCCTATCCGGCCCTGAGCTGGAGCTAGTGAAGCAATACGCCGAGTCCCTCGGGATGACGTTGGAAGAAGCGGTAACGCACGCCGTGAAGTGCGAGACGAACAAGCGGTACGTGCTGCCGAAGCAGCAGGCCCACGTGGTCCCTTTTAAGGGACTCAAAAGTGACGGAACAGGTGATCCAAATGGCTGACGAATTCGACCGAGCAAGCGACCTGGAAGAAGCCCAGCGGCAGGAAGCCATTTCCCGCGTGCTGGCTCGCAAGCCGGGAGGCCGCAAGTTGCCGCTGATCTGCGCGCACTGCGAGGAGCTGCCGTGTGCTGTTGGGTCTGTCCATTGCGAGCGCTGCGCTGCGGAGCTGATGCAGTGAATTATTTTGAGCACCACATCGGCGACTACGCAGCCGCGACAGGTCATCTGTCGCTGCTGGAAGACGCCATTTACTCGCGGATGCTTCGCCGGTACTACCTGCAGGAGCAGCCGCTCCCGGTAGACGTGGCACAGCTGGCGCGGTTGTGTGGTGCTCGCAGCTCGGATGAGCTGGCTGCAGTGGATGCGGTGCTGGCTGAGTTCTTCCACCTGGAGGAAGACGGTTGGCACAACAAGCGTGCAGACGAGGAGATCGCCCGCTTTCAGGACAAGCAGAACAAGGCCAAGGCGAGTGCTGAGGCCCGCTGGAGTAAGCCAGCAATGCGAACGCAATGCGGCCGCAATGCGAACGCATTGCCAACGCAATCCGAAGGCAATGCTCTCCAGACACCAGACACCAATATCTCTTCTTCACTTCGTTCAGAAGAGAGCGCACGCAAGCGTGCTCTCGCCGTTGCTCGTCCCGATGACGTGGCTGAGCAGACGTGGAGCGACTGGACGGCACTGCGCAAGGCCAAGAAAGCCCCGGTTACGGAGACGGTGCTCAAACAGGCGAGGGCTGAGGCCCGCAAGGCTGGCATGGCGTTCGATGCGTTCCTTGCCGTCTGGTGCGCCAGGGGGTCGCAAGGCCTGCAAGCCGACTGGCTCAAGCCCAACGAGCGAGCAGGGCCAGCACCGGGCAGGTTCACCCAGCCCGCATCGCCCCCCAGCAAGACCCTATCCGCAATCCAACAACTGCAGGGCATGAAGCATGGAAACCAACTGGATTCACGACGAAATTCTGGACGGCCTGAGCCAGCTGCTTTGCTTGAGTCTGGATCGGACCCCGGCAGCGGACATGATTGCTGGGACGGCGATGGGCTGGCATCGGGCGGTTACTGACGACCGTGTGTGGGACCAGCAGCTGGACACGCCGCGCTTCCGCAAGGCCTTCACGAATCTGATCAAGAACAGGCGGCAGTGGCCGTCGCCCGCTGACTTCATGGAAGCGATGCCACCGCGCGAGCAGCTGGCGCTGACGAAGCAGCCGATCAAAGCAAATCCAGAGCGAGCCCAGCGTGCCGCTGCCGAGTTGGCCGAGTTTCTTGGCGGGAGGCATCACTAATGGACCGCATCGCACTAACCGACGTGGACGTGTTCCGACTGGAGTGTGAGGGATGCAACGCAAACGAGATCGCGGTCGCTATGCAGATTCCGGTGGGTTGCGCAGTGGCGCTGATGCATCGGGCAAAGGTGCTTTACGCCAGGGCGATGGAGTCACGGCGACCGGGTCCGCTGCGCCTGACATCGGCGGCGTAATTCCACCGCACCAATTCGGGCGCTGGGCAAGAGAAGCAGGGCGGGGCATCGGTAGCTGTCCGCTCTACGGAATCACGCAGGACGCAGCCGAGCAGCGCAAGGAATGGCTACGGGGCTGGGAACAAGAGAACGAACGGCTGTCACCGAAGCCACAACCAAAACTCAAGCGGACTCCAATCCGCAAACGCAGATAGGACTACGACATGAAGACCAAGCAGAAGATCAAGAAGGAACGCATCTACGCCACTCGCATCAATGGCGAGGTTGCCGGGTACGTCCGCCACCACTCGGCCCGCGAAGCGCAGGCCTACTTCCTGCGGCAGAAGGTCGAGACGGACGAGGCGTCCATTGATGACTTGATGCGCATCGGCGCTGAGGGCGTCGAAGTCCTTGGCCTGCTGCCGGACATTGATCCGAACCAACAACAGCTGCCGATGTGATCGGGCTGGAACGAACGGGATAGGGAGATTAGGCGATGAGTGATTTTGAGCATAAGGGCGAGATGATCGCCGTTGATCGTCTGAAGATTGCGATGAGCCGCCGTGGGGCAACAATCGATCTCGCCGACGTAGCTTCGGCCCTTAGTCGCATTGAAAGACTGGAGATGATCGAAAGCTCTTGGCTAGAGTTCATGGCAAAGACGGACTGGGTACAGACCGCGTCCGTGCCGGATGAGCTTGGGAAGCATCGAGCCGACGTGCTGAAGGGCCGAATTGATCGCCTGACGGCAGAGCGGGATGACTGGCGCAGGCAGGCCCAGTACGAAACCGACGTGGCCGAAGTTGCGGCAGAGGAAATCAGGAGACTACGTGAAATTCTGCGTATGTCTCTTGGGGTAGAGGTAGAGATGAAGACAGAGCGCGATGCGGCTGTGGCTGCTCTGGATCGAATCGTGTCTCTGAAAATGTCCATGTTCGCTGACCCGTGTGACATGGCCGGGGAGTGCGTGAACATCGCAGCAGGCGCCATCGACGCCGCCCGCTCGGAGGGTGGGGTATGAGGCTGACCGTCAACAGCGATGCAGCCTTGCAGAATGCCATTGGCGAGCTGCGCGAGCAGTACAAGGCCAACCGGTACATCACCGTGAACCTGTCCAGCGGCAAGGCTCGCACCCTTGATCAGAACGCCATCAGTCACACGTGGTACGAGCAGATCGCCGCCGAGCTGCGGGAAGACACAGCGCTGGGCGTCAAGTCGTTCTGCAAGTTGCACTTCGGCGTGCCGATCCTGCGCACTGAGGACGCCGACTTCCGTGAGAAGTACGACGCCGCAGTCAAGCCGATGACCTATGCCAACAAGTTGATCTTGATGGAGTGGTTCCCGGTCACGTCGCTGATGAAGACGCCGCAGCTGACCCAGTACCTGGAAACGATGCAGCGGCACTACGGCCCGCTGGGCGTCCATCTGCAATTCCCGAACAGCGAATACAAGGCGGTAGCGTGATGTCTATCATCTCCAAGAAGCTGCGGGAGTCAGCGGGGCATCACGACGCGCACTGCATGGTGGAGCTGCCGGGAATATGCGGCGACGCGACCGAGTCCAAGACGGCGGGGTGCATGTTGGCCCACTGGCGGTTCAGCGGGAACGCAGGCGGGGCGCAGAAGCCGGATGACCTGTGCGCCGGTTTCGCCTGCGGCCCCTGTCACACAGCGATGGACTCCAACGGGACCACTCACGGCGTAACACGCGGCTCCCCGGACTGGCTGTTCTACGCCTTCCGGGCAACGGTGCGGACGCTGCGCTGGTGGCATGACCATGGGCTTCTAGATGTCAAAGGTGCGAAATGAACGCTCAGCCTTGGACCGTAGAGCATGGAGGCCCGCGCGACGAATGCCCGCCGCGAATCGAAATGGCTTTCCGGATCGCTACCCGCTGGCCTAGCCGGGCACCGAAGCCGCAGGAGCTGATGGACGCGTACGGCATGCACCGAGCAACGGCATACCGATGGATCAAGGCATTGAACGAAGCAAGGGGGAATCAATGAAGGTCTTGGCGATTGATCCAGGCACTACCCAATCCGGCTACGTGCTCTACGACGGCTCGGTCATCACCTCGGGCGTCATGGACAACGGCGAGCTGCTGCAGATCGTCCGCGACGACCGTAGCGACTGCCTGTCCATTGAGCAGATCGTGAGCTACGGAAAGGCGGTAGGTCAGGAAACGTTCGACACCTGCGTATGGGCTGGCCGGTTCATGCAGGCGTGGGCCTGCCCGGATGAGGTGCACATGGTCAGGCGCGCCGAGGTCAAGAAGGAGTTGGGCCTGTCAGGCGCCGCCAAGGACAAGCATGTCAACGCGGCGCTGCTGCAGCGAGTCGGGCCGAAGGGCACGAAGAAGGACAAGGGGCCGACCTACGGCGTTGCTTCCCATGCGTGGGCAGCTCTCGGCGTGGCGGTTGTGGCGATGAAGCGAATCAACGGCGGCGCTGCCGCTAACGAGGGGGTGGGAAATGGCTGATCTTGAAATCTTGGCGCGGCTCGGACCGAAGGCGATTCGGTTGGACACGGGGCGCGGCGGCGTGCCGGAGCTGACTGATCAGGACATTGCCGCTGGGCTCGGGTTCGCATCTCCTACGATTGGCCGGGCGGTCATTGAGCTGATGTACCTGCCAGCCGTGGGGCAGCGCGAGATCGACAAGGCATGCGGCCTGATCTACGCGATGGCGGCGGCTGAGTGGCGGCGAAGGAAGGATGATGTAGCTACGGCGGCGATCAGCCATGAGATGGCGAAGCTTTTGGCGCACCGGAACCGGGATCGCAGTGAGGCCTGTAAGCGCCATCTCAGCACGCTGGAGGGCAAGGCCTACGTCGCTGGACTCAATAGCTGGCCGGACAATCTGCACAGCAGGCTGGATGCGCTGAGCGAGGTGTTGCTGGGCGACCTGTTGGCCGACAAGAAGCCGACCAATGTGGACATCGCCAAGGCCATTGGAGTTGGCGAGTCTGCATACCGACAAAGCTGGGCCAAGGTCTATGACTGGCTCTACTCGGCAATCGTCGATTCCCGTCACGCTGCTGCCAGGGAGATCATGCGCGCCCTCAAAAGAGAGGCAGCCTAATCGCGGTGGACGACCGCGAGCAAAAGGGCCTACCGTACTAATATCGCGCGCGACTCATGCCCCGGACATCCGGGGCTTTCGCGTTATGGCGAATCGTAAATCTATTCCGCGCTACCCATTGATTTGAATGGAATAGCGGCGGATCGAATCGTTAAGGAATCTCATGTCATCGGCCAACGTAGAGAGCGTGGCCGAGAGCCATGGCGTTAAACATGACGGCGGGAAACTGCCGTGGCACCTGCTGCCAACGGACGCCATCCGCTGCATCGTCTCAGTTCTGGCATTCGGCGCGTCCAAGTACGCCGCCAGGAATTGGGAGTTGGGCATGGATTGGTCGCGGCCCTACGCCGCACTTCTGCGCCACCTCACCTCATGGTGGGAGGGCGAGAAGGCAGACCCGGAAACGGGTTACTCCCACCTCTGGCACGCTGGCTGCTGCATCTTGTTCCTGATTGCTTACGAGCTTCGCGGCATCGGGAAGGATGACAGGCCGGGGCAGGGGCAGTAATGAAGCCCCGCAGGCACTACGTCATCCCCGACGTCCAAGTCAGGCCGGGGGACGCTACAGACCACCTCGACTGGATCGCTGCGGATATCGTCCGGCGCAAGCCTGACGTCATCGTCTGCATCGGCGACTTCTGGGATCTGCCCAGCATGTCGAGCTATAGCGCCCCCGGCGGGCTGGAGAAAGAGAACTCCAGGCTGTTGGCAGACATTGAGGCGGGCCGCGAGGCGATGGCCCGGCTGACTGTCCCGATCTGGAAAGAGATCAAGCGGCTCAAGGACAACAAGAAGAAGCAGTGGAGCCCCCGCTGGATCTTCACCGAGGGCAACCACGAACACCGCGCGGCACGTCTGGCGGTCAACGATGCCCGGTTTGAGGGTGTCGTCGGCACGCACCTGATGGACGTCGAGACGTTCGGCTGGGAGCGGTACAAGTTTGAGGCTCCCGTCGAAGTAGATGGCATTTGGTACTGCCACTACTGGAAGACGGCGCACAGCCCCCGTCCAATCGGCGGCACCATCGACAACCGGCTCAACAAGCTGGGCTTCTCGTTTGTGCAGGGGCATGAGCAGGGCAAGCGTTACGGCGACCGCCCGCTGGCGAACGGCAAGACGATTCACGGCCTGGTAGTTGGCTCCTGCTATCTCGGCACCGAGTTGTACCGAGGGCCGCAGGGTGCGAACGAGTGGCGCGGCGTTGCTGTGCTGCATGACGTGCGGGACGGGGACTTTGAGCCCATGTTCCTGACGTTGCGATGGCTATGCCGCGAGTACACAGGCGAGGAGCTGCCGCAGTACATGCGCAAGCGCTACCCGGCTCGCGACTGGAGCCATCTGGAATGAAGCCCAACCCGGAAGTGCTGGGAATCGTCGAAGGCCTGCGCGAGCAAGTGCTGCGCGGCGAAGTGAAGGGCCTGTTCGTGCTGGCGCAGATGCGCGACGGCGAGTACGCGTGCGACTACTACACCCCGGACGCTGGCGATATGCGGCTCCAGCTGGGCACCGAAATCATGGGAATTGAACTCCCGTAACAGACTGCCCACAGGGGGCCAGAGTGAAACAGGAATACGCCGATAGCTTGGCTGCCGGTATTGCAAAGCTGACGCCGCCAATGGGCGTGGTCGCGGTCTCCGTGGCTGGGATGAGCCTGCAGGATTGGGTGTACGCCCTGACTGCGGTTTACACCCTGCTGATGATTGCCCATCACATCGTGACGAAGTGGTGGCTTCCGTGGAGGCGCGGCCGTGAACGGTAAACCGCTGCGTGTCGCTGTAGGCGCGTTAGCGCTGAGCGTAGCTGGCTTCCTTGGTTGGCAGGTCAGTGAGGGGTTTCGTGGTGATCCCCATGTGCCTACAAAGGGCGATGTTCCGACCATCGGTTTTGGATCGACGCGCTACGAGGACGGCACCCCGGTGCGTCTTACGGACAAGCCGATCACCCGGGGTCGGGCCGAGCAACTGGCGCGCAACCTACACAGCCAGGAGGAAACCCGGTTCCGGGCCTCGCTCCCGGGCGTGTCGTTGACCCAGGGCGAATACGACCTGTACGTCGATTTCGTCGGGCAGTATGGCATCAGCAATTGGCGCGGGTCGACCATGCGCCGGCAGCTCCTGGTGGCGAACTACCGGCAGGCATGTGACGCCCTGCTGCGTTATCGCTTCGCCGCCGGCTACGACTGTTCCACCCGGATCAACGGTCAGCCGAACAGGCGTTGCTGGGGGTCGTGGGAGCGGCAGCAGCAGCGCCACGCCAAGTGCCTGGCCGAACAATGAACACATCAGCCCTTGTGGGCGTGGAGGTTTGAGTGACCCCTGAACAATTCGCTTACTGGATGCAGGGCTTTGCCGAGCTGAACGCAATTCCGCCCAGCCCTGAACAGTGGCAGTCAATCCGCGAGCATTTGGCACTGGTGTTCGAGAAGAAGACGCCGGAGTTTCAGCCAAACCGTGTTCCTGACCTTCAGCGTGATCTGATGAGGGCGATGGGGCCGGGCATAGCTACAGGCGGCGTACTGAAGTGCTGACCCGAGCGCAGATAGTTGGCATCGCATGGCTGCTTAGCCTGCTTGCGGCATTCGGCGCTGGCCGTGAGTGGCGGGACAGGTCGTGCGAGCTGGCCGAGGCGAAGGGCCATATTGTTGACGCCAACAAAATGGTCAAGGCGGTCGAGCAGGCCAGGGCGGCGGAGCATCAGCAAAACGAACGTCTGCATGAGATAGGCACCAACTACGAGGCAAAGCGCAGTGAAAACGAAAGCCTGCCTTCGAATGTTGCTGGCGCTATCCGTGACGGCTCTCTGCAGCTGCGCGACGACCTCGCCACCTGCCACACCCAGCTACTGTCCGAAGCCACAGCCAGCGCCATCCAGCGTGATGAAGCAGCCCAACTACGAGCAGAGGTTGCGGGGGCTCTTGTTCAAGTCGGAGCCGACGCCGACGACCAGCTCAGAGCCTGCCAAGCGGTAGTGCTGGCTGACCGAACAATCGAATAAGAATCAAAAAGAATCAAAGGAATCAAAGATGCGCGGCGGAAAGCGTGAGGGCGCTGGCCGTCCTGCTGGGTCATTGGACAAGGGCAACAAGCAGCTTCGGGAGATGATCCTGGAAGCGCTGGAGGCTCAAGATGGCGGACCTGTTGCCTACCTGATGCGTCAAGCGGCCAATGAGCCCAAGGCGTTTATGACACTGCTTGGCCGAGTGCTGCCAACCCAAGTGACCGGCGACCCTGAAAGCCCCTTAGAGCACGTCGTCCGAACTGTGGAGCGCCGCATTGTCCGTCCTGCAGATCGAAACGGCTGAGGTCTACGAGCCGCTGCTGGAGCCTGCCCGTTACAAGGGTGCATGGGGCGGGCGAGGCTCGGGTAAGTCGCATTTCTTCGCAGGGCTGCTGATTGAGGATTCGCTGGCGGCTCCAGGCAATGGAGGCGGTGAGGGCTTGAGGTCGATTTGCATCCGTGAGGTGCAGAAGGACTTGGCGCAGTCGTCCAAGGCGCTGCTGGAAGCCAAACTGTCGTATTACAAGCTCGGCCAGGCGCAGGGCTTCAAGGTCTACCGCGACCTGATCCAGACGCCCGGCGACGGACTGATCATTTTCAAGGGCATGAATGACTACACCGCCGACTCGGTGAAGTCGCTGGAAGGCTACAAGCGGGCATGGTGGGAAGAGGCGCAGACAGCAACGGCACGCTCCCTGAGCCTGCTTCGCCCAACGCTTCGTGCCACTGGCTCGGAGTTGTGGTTCAGCTGGAACCCTCGGCGCAAGACAGACCCGCTTGATGTGCTGCTGCGGGGCAGAGAGCTGCCGACCGGTGCAAAGGTGGTCCGGGCCAACTGGCAGGACAACCCGTGGTTCACGGCTGAGCTTGAGCAGGAGCGCTTGGACACGCTGCGCATCGAGCCTGACCAGTACGGGCATGTCTGGAATGGCGACTATGTGACTGCGCTGACTGGCGCTTACTACGCCGAGGCGCTAGCAAAGGCCCAGGAAGAGGGCCGCATAGGCTTCCTCGCCGCCGACCCGCTGATGACCACCCGGGCTTACTGGGACATTGGCGGCACGGGGGCTAAGGCTGATGCCTGCGCGGTATGGATTGTCCAGTTCATCGGGCGAGAAATCCGCGTCCTGCGGTACTACGAGGCGGTGGGGCAGCCACTTGCAACCCACATTGAGTGGCTGCGCCGTAGCGGCTACGAGCGCGCCCAGTGCGTTCTGCCGCACGACGGAGCGAACCACGACAAGGTGTACTCGGTCAGCTACGAAAGCGCGCTGAGGGCCGCTGGCTTCGATGTGAGAGTGATTCCGAACATGGGTGCGGGTGCTGCCATGACTCGCATCGAGACGGTGCGCCGCGTGATGCCGTCTGTCCGCTTTGATGCTGAAGGTACTGAGGCTGGGCGCGATGCTCTTGGCTGGTATCACGAGAAGCGCGACGAGAAGCGCGGCATTGGCCTTGGGCCGAACCACGACTGGGCTAGCCACGGTGCCGACGCCTTCGGGCTGGCGGCGGTGGACTACCAGAGCACGAACCACGATGCGCCCAACCTGGACGCGTTGCTGAACTACACGACGGACTATTGATGGCAACCAAGACGAAAGATGACCTGACGGAAATGCGCCGTCGGTACGCCCTTGCGTGCGATGCCGTTTCTACGTCCTACGACGAGGCAGAGGCCGACCGTCGTTTCGTCAACGTGCCGGGTGAGCAGTGGGACCAGAAGCTGAAGGCCCGCCGTGGCGACCGCCCGACGTATGAGTTCCCGAAGCTGGAGACTCACTGCCGACAGGTCATCAACGAGATGCGCCAGGGCAGGCCGCAGGGCAAGGTTCGCGGCATGGAGGAGTCCGACAAGGGCTTGGCCGAGCTGATGAACGGCATCTGTCGCGACATCGAGGCTCGCAGCAACGCTGATCAGGCGTACGACATTGCCTACGAGTGCGCGGTTGAGGGTGGCTTGGGCCACTGGCGCATCGTCACTGACTACCGCAGTCAGGACGATTTCGAGCTGGACGTTTTCGTAAAGCCGATCCGCAACCCGTTCTCGGTGAAGTGGGATTCGGCTTCCATTGAGTTGGACCGGTCGGATGCTGAGTGCTGCTTCGTTGAGGACCTGATCAGTAAGGCGTCGTTTGAACGCCAGTACCCTAAGGCCGATCTAAAAAGCTGGGAGTCGGACAAGGACTGCGAGAAGTTCCGCGAGAAGGATCAGGTCAAGGTCTGCGAGTACTTCGAGAAGCGCCCCAGCAAGCGCACGCTGATCCAGCTGGACGATGGCCGGGTGCTGTACGCCGACGAGCTTGGCGACGATTGGGAGGCCTTGCTGGCCGCTCAGGGCAGGCAGGTCATCCGGCAGCGCGAGGTGGACAGTCACAAGGTCTACTCACGCCTGACCAACGGCTATGAGTGGCTGACCGATGACCACGAGTGGCCGACGAAGTACATCCCGATCATTCCGGTATGGGGGCACATCCGCTGCATCGACGGCGAGGACAAGTGGAAGGGCATGGTCCGTTCCAACAAGGACCAGCAGCGTCTTCACAACGTCCATCGCACTGCCGCCATTGAGGCGGTGGCGAAGGCTCCGAAGGCTCCGTTCATCGTCAAGAACAAGTGGATCAAGGGGCTTGAGACGTTCTGGAACAAGGCCAACGCCGAGGACTTCCCCTATCTTCCAGTCAACGACGAGGCAGACGGAATCCCCATCCGAGCGCAGCAGGCCGAGATCCCCGCAGCACTGATCCAGCTTGCCGCACTCGACAACGAGGACATCAAGGCCAGTACCGGCCAGTTCAATGCCAGCCTGGGCGCTACGTCGAATGAGACGAGTGGCCGCGCTATCAATGCCCGCAAGCAGCAGGGCGCGACTGCCACTTTCAACTACACCGACAACCTCGCCTATTCGATCCGCCGCACCTACGTGATCCTGTGCGACATGATCCCAAAGGTGTACGACACCAAGCGGGTTGTGCGCGTGCTGGGCGAGGACGGCGGCGAGAAGTGGAAGACGCTGTATGAGGAAGTGGTCGATCCAGAGACTGGCGAGACGCGAACCCTTAACGACATCAGCAAGGGCAAGTACGACATCGCAGTGACTGTCGGCCCGAGCTACGCCACCCAGCGCATGGAGACGGCGGACATGATGTCGCAGCTGCTGGCCCAGATTGGTCCGGCATTCCCGCCGATTGCCCCGTTGCTGGCGAACTACATCGTCAAGTCGCTGGACGGCCCTGGTGCTGATGAGCTTAGCGAGCATGTCCGAAAGCTGCTTGTCGCACAAAATCTGATGCCACCTGAAGATGGCGATCAGCCGCCCCAGCCGCCCCAGCCGCAGCAGCCCAACCCGAAGGACGTGGCAGCAGCACAGAAGGATGAGGCAACTGTCGGCAAGCTGCAGGCAGAGACGGAATCCATCCAGATCGACAACGCGGTAAAGGTGGCATCACTGCCGCCCATGCCGCCTCCAATGTTTGACCCGCTGATGACCCCCGAACAGCCGCCGCAAGGCGGTTTTTCTTTGGGCGGCGATCAGCTCCCCATGGGCTAAGCCCAACCGCTACGGCCCGGTTGGCCGATCCACGAGGACGTGATGAGCGACGAAACGAACACCCTTGATCAGGGTGGCGGCGAAGATTTGCCGCAGGCAACCCCCAAGAACGATGCTCAGGCTGCAGAGCTTGAGGCGCAGAAGCCAAAGCTGGAGGGAGATCAGGGCAAGCCTGACCCGACGGAGGACGCAAAGAAGCGCAATCGGACCCGCGAGTTCATCGAGCGGCGTAACGAGGAAGTGCGCCAGTTGCGCGCCGAAGTGGAGCAGCTGAGGAGCCGCGTCCCCAAGGAGCCGGAGCGCAAAGAGCCGAAGCCTGAAGACTTCGATTTCGACCCCCACCTGTACGCCCGAGCGGCTGCGCGCTGGGAGATCGATCAGGAAAAGGCTACCCAGACAGAAACCGAATCAAAGAGGGCTGAAGCCCAGCGACAGAGCGAGGTTGTCGCGGCGTACCAACAGCGCGCCGCTGAATTCGCTGTCGACCACGATGATTTCGAAGAGGTCGTCAGCTCCATCCCCGCCGAGCTACTGCCGCAAGAGCTTCAGGCCGCGATCATGGCCCACCCAAAGGGTGCCGAGATCGCTTACAAGCTCGCCTTGAACGAGGACGAGCTTTTCAACCTTGCGGGCTTGCGCCCTGAGGTGATGACCCGAGCGGTCGAACGCTATGCGTCGCGCATGAGTGATGCGCCAAACGGTGAACCGGCACAGCCCGCGATCCCCGCACTCGCACAAGCCCAAACCAAACCCATCACCCAGGCGCCCGCACCGGCTCCACGGGTCGGAGGTCGTGCCCCGGCGGAAGTTCCGCCCGAGAAGCTGACCGATGACGAGTGGTACAGCCGCGATCGCGAATCGCGCCGCAAGCGTTAAGAGGAAATTCAAATGGCAAATGTAGGCCAGGCACTCACCCACCAGATGATCGCTCGCGAAGCCGCGAAGATGCTGGTTGAGCAGAACAACGTCGTCCGCAACATCAACACCAATCGCTCCGAGGAGTTCGGGCGCGATGTCAGCGGCTACGAGAAGGGCGAAACCGTCCATGTCAAGATCCCGCCGACTCCGGTTGTTTACGACGGCGCTGTGTTCGCAGGTGGCGGCGCGGACCCGATCAACAAGGAATCTTCCGTCAACCTGACCGTGGATCAACAGAAGCACGTTGGTCTGGTATTCGGCGCGAAGGAGAAGAAGCTGGAGCTCTCCGACTTCAAGGAGCGGTTCCTTCAGCCCGCCATGACTGCATTGTCCAGTCAGATCAATGCCGTTCTGTTGAATGACATGAAGAACAAGACTGCCAACGTCGTTGGTACTTGGGGAACCATCCCCAATACCCGCACCCCGTGGCGGAACGCCGCATCTGTTCTGGACAACTTCCTGGCACCAGAGGAAAACCGTTCAGCTCACTTCTCCACTGCGGCCAATGACGCCCTGGCAGAAGCCAACGCGGCGCTGTTCCACACCTCGGAGGAGATCCGAGGCGAGTTCAGCAAGAATGCTGTGGGCTCCTTCGCTGGTCTGGAGTTCTACAAGCAGCTCTCCCTGCCGGTTCACGCCAATGGCGCAGGCACCGGATACGTTGTCAATGGCACTGGTGGCGGCAGCCTCGCTACCGGTGTACTGGCAGTCAAGACCGGCACTGGCGCAATCACTCGCGGCACGGTCTTCACCATCGCGGGCGTGAACTCGGTCCATCCGATCACTGGTGCTGATACTGGTCTGCTGCGTCAGTTCGTGGTGACTGCTGACTATGCTGGTGGCGCTGGAAATGTTCTGATCTACCCGGCGATCATCCCGACCACCTCCACCCAGATCGGTACTGTTACTGCGATTCCTGGCACCGATGCGGTGATCACCATTGCGGGCACCGCATCGCAGGGTAAGCGCCAGAACCTGGTGTTCCACAAGGATGCGTTCGCATCGGCCTTCGTCCCGCTTCCGGTGCTCGCATCCTGCGAGGGCTACACCGCGACGGTAAAGGGCATCAGCGTTCGTGTGATGACCTTCGGCGATGGCATCAACGACAAGGAGCGCACGCGTATCGACGTGCTGTTCGCTCTCCCCGCCGCTGTGCGCCCGGATCACTCCGTCCGCGTCACCGAGTAAGCCCAGAAGGGCCGGGGAAACTCGGCCCTTCCTCTTTGGAGGCTGGAATGACTGAAGCTGCCCAAATTGTCCGGGGTGCGCTGGGCCTATTGCGTGTCGTGGACGCCACTGAGGCTCCTGAGGCTGAGGATTACGCTGACGGCCAGCGGTCACTCAACGCGATGATGGCGGCGTGGCTGGTGGACGGTTGGGATCTTGGCTGGACACCCGTGTCCAATCCTGACAACGAAATCACATCGCCGACCTGGGCCGATGAGGCCCTGACATACAACTTGGCCCTGAAGCTGCGCCCGTTTTACGGGTCGGCCCTAGACCCTGACACCGTGGCTATCGCCACATCTGGCCGCGCAACCATCGCAGCCTACATCGCCCGCAAGGTCGAGGAGGAAAAGCATCCTCGCGTCAGCTACTGCGACCTACCGATCGGTACCGGCCAGCGGTCGTGTAGTTCCTGCTTCAAATGTGGCGGAGAGTGCCAATGCGCTCCTCTCCCGTAAGCCTGCTCGGCGGCTTCAATCGCGATGACAGCCCGGCATGGGCGGTGCAGGACGTAGTCAACTGGCTTCCGGTGGCTGCGGACCAGCCCGGAACCCGCACGCAGTACAAGCTGCGCACGCCGCCCGGCCTATGCCCTTTTCAGCGCATCGGCAAAGGTCCGATTCGGGGCGAGCACAACGCCGAGGGCCGGCTGTTCGTTGTATCAGGCCAGACCCTGTTCGAGGTCAGCAACAAGGGCGTCGGCATTCCCCGTGGTACGGTCCCTGGCGTTGGTCGAGTGCGGATGGCGCACAACCAGATCAAGAACGGCAATCAGCTCGCGATTGCCAACGGCCAGTCGGGCTACATCTACAACACGGCGACGCAGGCTTACACCCGCATCACGGATGAAGGTTTCCCGGGGGCGATCGATGTCGTCTTCATCAACGGCTACCTGTTCTGGATCGAGCCGTTTGGCCGGTTTTGGTTGCACTCTGACCTTGCCGACGGCCTGAACTACAACACGCTGGACCGGGGCGAGGCAGAGAGCCAGCCGGATCGCATCGTGGGTGCGGCTGTGAATCAAGCCGAGGTGATCATCTTCGGCGAGCGCACCACCGAGTTTTATGGCAACACCGGCCAGGCCACTGGAACGTTCCAGTCCAAGGGCGTGACGGCTGATGTCGGATGCGCCTCGCTGCACACCATCCAGAACCTGGACAACTCGGTGATGTGGCTGGGCAATGACGGCGTCGTGTACCGAGTTGACGGCTATCGCGCTGTGCCAATCAGCACTCGGGCGCTCGAAAAGACCATTGCGAAGTACGACTGGAAGAATGCGCTTGCCTTCACCTGGGAGGACGAGGGCCACAAGGTCTATTACCTGACCTTCCCGGACGGGGAGACCTTCGGCTATGACGTTGTTGTGGGTCTATGGCACCGCCGCGAGTCTTTCGGCTTCAACCGCTGGCGCCTGAGCTGCGCGGTGCGCTGGAACCGCATGTGGATTGGCGGTGACTTCCAAGACGGCCGTCTGTGGCAGCTGAAATGGCACCATCCGCTGGAGGGCGGTGATGAGCTTGTTTCCGAATACACCAGTGGCGTGCTGCACGACGACGGCAACCTGCTGGGCCTGACTGAGGTTGAGCTGTTGTTCGATACAGGTGGCGAGCCGGTGACCGCAGGCGTATTCCCCGCACAGCCGCCGATACCGACCATCTCCGGGTTGGCGCCAGACGGGGTTAAGGGCGTTGGCTACGAATACGCTTACACGGCAAGCGGGGGCACGGGGGACCTAAAGTTCAAGGCCTTCGATGGTTCGTTGCCTGCTGGCTTGATACTGTCGGCTGGAGGCGTACTTTCTGGCACCCCGGCAGTCTCTGGCACCTACGCATTTACCGTGCGCGTAACTGACAGCAACGGTATGTGGGCAGAGCTTGCGGAGGTGGTGATCATCAAGGCTGGCGTGGTGGCTCTGGCGACCAGTAGCTACCTTTTTGAACGGTCCGGGGCGACGCTTGTTGAGACGATCCCTGCGCCATTCACAGGCTCGTCCCGCAGCCTTGCCATCTCGGCCAATGGTCTGCATTTGGCTGTCGGAAGCACTACGGGCAATCGGCTTTTGGTTGGCAGGCTCAAGGCCGACAAGAGCGGCTATGTGGAGATCCCGGTTGATGTCTTGCCGGGAAGTAGCGTTGGAGGCGTGGATTTCAGTCCTGACGGGAAGTGGCTGATTGCCAGTGTCTCTGGACTGAACCAGATCCGCGTGTACAGCATCGCGGAAAATCAGGCTACTTTTGTGGTTGCGGCCACTTTGAATCAGGCAGCAGGCCCTCGCTTCTCCCGCGATGGGCAATGGATTGTGTGCGGCTGCGGAATCGATGCACCAATGCGGGGTTTCGGCGTACTACCGTTCAATCCACTGACCGGCGCTATAGGCAGTGCGATTCACCCCTCAGTAAGCGGGGGCGTCTCGCAAGACTCGCCCTTCTCGGAATTTGACCCGACTGGCAAGTTCATTGCTGCCTGCAATAACAACGGGCTGGTCATGTGGGGCTTCAAGGATGGGGTGATAACGCTATTGCAGACACAGGCCACTACAGTTCCGTCCAGTGGGCGCGGCGTGGCGTGGAGTCCATCTGGGAAGCAGCTGTATGCCGTTGGTTCAAGCCCCGTAGACGGGAAATATGTCGCTGCTTATCAGTGGAACGGAGAGACCTTGTCTGCGCCCATCTACCCGGCCGATCAGCCATCCAGCTTGGTAATCAGCGACAGCTCGCTATCGAGCGATGGCAAGCAGCTGGTGATCGGCCTTGGGGGAAGCAACCCTGGCATGGCGCTCTACGTGTACGACGTGAGCGGCACGGTACTGACTTTGGCGCCGCGTCCCGTTACGACGGCAATGAATGCGGACTCTGTCCGCTGGACGGGGGTGCCGAGTGACTGATCACCACGTTCTCATCTGTTACAGCAAGGACGGCGGCCGCAACTGGTCGAACTGGAAGAAGCGCTCGCTGGGCGACATTGGCCAGTACGCAGACCGCATTCGGGTGCGCCTGACGCGGCTCGGTGTGGGCCGGCAGTGGGTGTTCAAAGTGCGCGTGTCGAGCCCGGTCAACCGGGACCTTCTCGGTGCAATGATTAAGCCAGAGCCGAGGGGCTGAATGATCATCATCGACGACTTCCTGCCAGACACCGAGTCGGTGCGGGCTGCAGGCCTGCGCGCGGACTTCGTTGACTGGCCGGCCCCTGATGGCGAGATCTACAGGCGGATTGCTATCGCCGAGGTACCTGGCTTTCGTGAGGGCATCGAGCGCGCAATTGGTCCGGTTGAAATGCTGGGCATGGGTTACCGGCTCAACTTCAACGGCGAGCTGCCGAACGCAGCTATCCACTCGGACATGGGCTGGGGCACGCATGCCGCTGTTCTGTATCTGAGCGAAGGCGAGGGCGGCACAGCCTTCTGGCGTCACCGTGCAACCGGCGCGGCGCGCATCGATCCAGGCGACGTGACCCTGTTCGAACACGTACGCCACGACTGGGACGACGCCAGCAAGTGGGACCAGATCGGCCTGGCCGAAATGAAGCCCGGCCGCTGTGTGATCTACGAATCGGCGCTGTTCCACAGCCGGTGGCCCTTTGCGGCTTTCGGCACTGACCACGAAACAGGCCGGCTTGTCGCTGTGGCCTTCTTTACGCCGGAGACCTGATGACCATCATCCGCAAAGCAACACTGGGCGATGTGCCGGTGATCGTCAGCATGTCCGCTCGTTTCTACCCGACAACGCATTACGCCGACTGGTGCGAGATGGACGAGGCCAGTGTCGCCGGCCTGGCCACTGGCTTGATCGAGAACGACGTCTTCTTCGTTGCCGAGCGGGACGGCGAGCTGGTCGGAATGATCGGTCTGATGATCGCGCCCTTCCTGTTCAACCAGAACCGCAAATTCGCCGTGGAGATCGTCTGGTGGGTTGCACCGGACGCGCGCGGCTCCCGCATCGCTAGCCAGCTCCTGGCCGTCGTCGAGCAGCCCTGTCGCGACGCAGGCGCTGACCGCATCCAGATGGTGCACATGCCCAACAGCCCGCCGCAGGCCGCAGCACTGTACCGCCACGCCGGCTATGCCGAATCCGAAATCAGTTTCACAAAGGACATCTGATATGGCCGCAGTAACCGCAGCAGTAGTCGTTGGCGCAGGGTCCGCCTATGCCGCCAATCGCCAGGGCGCCGCCGCCAAGAAGGCAGGCCAGGCGATGGGCAATGCCGCCCAGCAGACCATCGGCAAGCAACAGGGTATCTACGACAACTCGATGGAGTTGGCCCAGCCGTATTACGACGCCGGCACCAACGCCCTGGGCCAGCTCGATGCCTTGAATAGCGGCGACTACTCAGGCTTCAACAGTTCGCCCGACTATCTGTTCGCGCAGCAGCAGGGCCTGCAGGGTCTGGACCGCAGCGCAGCAGCCCGGGGCAGCATGTTCTCCGGTGGTGCCGACGCTGATCGCATGACCTTCGCTTCCGGGCTGGCCAGCCAGAACCTCAACAACTACCGGGGCAACCTGATGCAGCTGGCGAACATGGGCCAGAACCAGTCCCAATACATGGGCCAGCTCGGGCAGGGCTTTGGCAACCAGTTCGGCCAGGCCATGGGCATCAAGGGACAGGCTGACGCCCAGCGCGCATCCGCAAACGCTACCGCGCAGGCTGGCTATGGCAATGCCCTGGCCTCTGGCGTTGGCGCCTGGATGGGCATGGGCGGCGGTGCTGGTGCTGCTGGTGGTGGAAGCGGGGGCAGCGGCCTCTCCGCGCTTGCGAATCTGGGGCAAACCTCCAACTGGGGCCAGTCCATCGCAGCCGGGCAGGGCAGCAATTTGAACTTCGGCAACAACACGAACTGGCTGGCTAGCAACGCTCGCCAATCGGCATGGGGGAATTGATCAATGGCTGATTTCCAGCAAAATTACCTGTCCTCGCTGGCTGGCGGCCTGCAGATCGGGCAGCAGATCAAGCAGCAGCGCGATACGTCGCAGGTCAACCGGCTCGCCGGGCTGGCCTACGGTGCAGCGCCGCAGGAGCAGGAGCAGCTTCTGGGCCAGATGAATGCCATCAACCCGCAGATGGCGCGGGAGCAGGAACAGGGCATGGCCTACTCCGACGAGCGCCGCAACAAGACCATGGTCAACATGGCCCGCATGCTCACCGGTGCGCCGGAGCAGGCGCGGGCCGGCATCTACGCTCAGATGGTGCCGACCCTTTCGCGCTTTGGAATGTCCGAGCTGCCGCAGGAGTACAACGCACAGACCGCCCCGATCATCGATAAGGCCGCGCAGTCGATCATGCAGGCGCTGCAAGGTGCGGGCGGCAATAACGTCCAGTCCACCTACATCAATGCCCAAGGCAAGCGCGTGGCGATCATGCGCGATGGATCGCAGCAGGAGCTTGGCGACGCGAACCAGTCCATCCGCGTACTGGAGCAGGAGGGCGCATTGCCCTACGGCGTTGTCACCAGTGGCGGCGTTGCGGGGCAAGTCGTTCCCCTTGGGGGCGGCCAGCAGCAGCCCATGCAGCAACAATCGCAGCCGCAAGGCGCCTACATCGACCCTTCACTGCCGCCGGAGGTTCAGGCGCAGATTCGGCAGTCGCTGGCTGCTGGACAGGAACCGCCGGGACAGATGGTGTTTTCCGGTGGCCCGGGGGGCGCTGGTCCGGTGCGCACACCAACTGCTGGGGAGAAGGCTGCCGCCACCGAGCGTGCCAGGCTGCAGGCGCAGCAGGATTTCCTGCCTACTGAACTGAGCATGCGGACGGACGCCGCCATTGCGCAGACGCAGGGGCAGGAGCAGGCCAAGCAGGGGGTCGAGCGCGCAGGCGTACAGGTCACGAGGACGCGGGACGCCAACGATGCCATGGGCCTCATCGCAGAAGCGCGCCGTCTGCTGCCGGGCGCCACTGGTGGCCGACTGGCGGCATCCGGAGATAGCGTTGCCGGCTTCTTTGGCTCAGCAACCGAGGGTGCAAAGGCGAACGCAGCGCTCAAGACAATCGCCGGGCAGATGACTGCGAAGATGCCGCGCATGGAAGGCCCCCAGTCTGACCGTGACGTTCAGATGTACAAGGAGATGGCGGGCGACGTGGCCAACGAAAACCTGCCTGTTGAGATCCGACAGGCAGCTCTCAATCAGATTGAACGCCTGCAAAGCAAGTACGCAAGCGGACGCGCAGCACAGTCGAGGCCAGCGGCTGGTGCTGTTGAGGATGGATACCGATTCAAGGGCGGCAATCCGGCCGATCCTAACAGCTGGGAGCGCATCTGATGGCAGGGCCGTGGGAGAAGTACAAACAGCCTGCGGCAGCCCCTGAGCAGGCTGCTGGACCGTGGACCAAGTACGCGCAGGCCGACATGCCGCAGCAGGACGCGCCATTGCCTCAAGACGGCGAGCTTGGCGACAACGCCGGGCTTGAAATCAACATCGTGGGCGGTACCCCGATGGGTGAGTCGGAGATCCGCGCTCCGCTGCCGGTGCAGGTTGGCGACCAGGCACAGTCCCTGTTCCGCGCCGACTCCGACGTCGACCTTCATGGCGGGCAGAAGCTCGTCGGCACCCTCAAGGATATGTTTGGCAGCCAGAAGGGCGTGGCCGAATACGCGGCCGAGAAGTTGGGCGGGCGCGTCGCTCGCACGAGTGACGGCGGCTATGGCGTGATCGGCCCGGATGGCAAGGAATACCGGGTCAACGACGAAGGCTTGGACACCACTGATGCCGCGAACGTGGCCGGCAATATCGCTGCGGCGTTCCTGCCGGCGTCCTGGGTTGGCCGGGCGGCTCAGGCTCGCAACCTCGGGGTGGGTAGTCGCATGCTGGCGCAGGGCGTCGTTGCTGGCGGTCAGGATGCGGCCATGCACGCGGCCACCAGTGGCGGCGACGTGGACGTAGGCCGGGCGGCAATCAGCGCAGCCGGTGGCGGCCTGGGCGAACTGGCGGGCACTGGCCTGTCGGCGGCCGGCAGCAAGCTGGGGCAGTTGAGCCGCACGGCGTCTGGCGCCAATAAGCGGTCGGCGCTGGCCACCTTGGCCGATGCGGGCATCAGCAACCCGCAGCCGATGATGCTGGCCCAGCTGGCACAGCAGTCCGAGCAGATCCGGCTGGGTGCAGATCCGAAAGCCGCCTTGGGCAATGCTGAGTTCGGCTTCCAGTACACGCAGGGCCAGCGCCTGACCGATCCGGCGCGCAAGCACGCGCAGCTGAGCCGCGAGGAAGTGCTGCGGCAATCGCCGGGCGGTGCGGCCGCGTTCGATGGCCTGCAGCGCAGCAACCTGTCCCGGCTGGGCGAGGTGGTGGACGACATCGGCGGCCGGCTGGGCGGGCAGCCCATGGCCAGCCCCGGCGAGCTGGTGCAGGGCAGTGCCGGCAGGCTGCGGCAGCAGGCCGACGAGCTGCGCGGGCAGGTCGATGAGGCGTATTCCAACGTGCGGGGCGCCGATACCGTGGCCGTCAGCCGCGATACGGTCAACTCCGTCCCGGATCGGCTGCGCGGCGCGGTGCAGGATTTCGACATCAACCCGGCCACCACCCCAGGGGCGTTTCGCGCGCTGGAACAGGTTCGCCTGGCCACCGACAGCATCATCGGCAGCAAGAACGTCAGCGGCGTGACCCTGCGCGCACTGGAAACGCAGCGGCGCATCCTCGGCAATGCCGTGGGCGGTGCGGCCAACCCGGCCGACAAGGCCGCGCTGATGGCCATCCGCCGCGAGTTCGACGGCTGGATGGATGAGGCCATCGATACCGCATTGATCACCGGTGACCCTGCAGCGCTGGCGCAGCTCAAGGAGGCGCGCGCGCTGCGTGCCGAGTTCGGTCGCCGGTTCGAAGGCGGCAAGGATGCCGACAAGTTCATCGGCGGGATGCTCGACGGTAGCCGCACGCCGGAAGAGCTGATGAACATCGCCTTGGGTGCCTCGCAGGTCAGCAAGACGGCAGCGGCGCGATTCATTGGCCGCCTGCGTACTGCGGCCAACGATGATCCTGCAGTGATGGGTGGCCTGCGCGCGGCGCACTTTGCCAGGCTCACGCGTGGCAACAATGGTGAGTCGCTAGCACCCGGTCAGATCCTGCGCAACATCCGCTCCACCGAGTACAACAACGCCAGCGTGGCCAGGGCGCTCTACACGGATGCGGAGTGGTCGGAAATTCGCCGGCTGGCCAACGCGCTGGAGCCTATGGTGGCGAAGGGCGACTTTGCCCGCACCAGCGGCACGGCCGAGCGGCTGCAGCGGATGCTGTTCCAGCGGATCGGCGGCAGCCTGCCATTCGTTGGCGAGACGGTGCAGTCCGTGGGCGGCGTGCGGGACTCGATCAAGGCGGGCCGGGCGGTCAGCGGGGCGTTGCGACCGTATAACCAGGGCATTCCGGAGTTGACGGCTACCGGGGTAGGCGTTGGCAGCGAGTGGCCGACAGACTAGAGATCAGGCGGCATCTGGCCAGACTTCGCATAGGAGCTGGCTAGCTTGTAGCCGGCAAAAAAACCCAGGCAAAGCGCTGCGATCACAAGCATCCAGATGCGGCCGAAGTAGAAGCCTGGGCCGAAGAGGATGAGACCAAAAACTACACCCGCAATACCGCGCCCGATCCGGTCCTCACAGAACCAGATCACCAGCCGGCGCCAGCGGGAGAGGTGGGCGAGGGATTCGTAGTCGGTCATTGCCGGATCGTAGCACCACCCATAGGCCCCGGATTCCCCGGGGCCTTTTCATTGGAGTTAGATATGAACAAGCTGATCCGTGCATGGAACAACCTGAGCGGCCGTTTTGGCGACTATCACCACCCGGTGCCGCGCTGGCGCCGTTCGGTTGTAGCCATTGCGGCATTTCTTGCAGGCGTGCATGTGAAGATCGACGGCTTACCCTGCGGCGCTTCCTATGAGCGCCATCTCCGCGTCAAGGGAACCGTCCCGGGCAAAGAGTTCGGCCGTCCGCCTGCTGTCACCTAATCTGCTCAATGAGCCAAGCTGCAGCCTGATCGCTCAGGCCGTTCCATGCAGCATCTGTTATTCGGCCAACGAACAGACTGTCATTGCTGTCTAGGCACTCACGCAAGGAGTTTCGGATGCTCTCGGAGGTGTTATTCCCGGCGACTATCCATACAGACTGCTGCATGTGCCAAGCTCCAAGGCCCTCAAGCTTCTTAATGATGCAGTCGTACTTCTGGCCGTGTTGGTTTAGGTCGTATGTAACGATAAAGGCAGCCATTCCATTCCCCTTTTGGTTAGCCCTTCTTGGGCGGCCCGATCTTAATTCCGCCCCGTCTCCGCCCTGATGGAGACTCCGCAACCACGCCCGAGCCCGCCATAAGCGGGTTTTGCCATTTCTGGAGCCCCAATGACCTTTCGCTTCTACAACCCAGCCCCGGTGCTGATGGATCTGCTGGGCCTGAAGCCCTGCGCCTACGGTTCCCTGGCCTTCTGCGACCTCGGCACCACCACGCCCAAAGGCACCTGGTCCGATCCTGACCAAGCTGTTCCGAATTCCAACCCGGTGCTGCTGGATTCGTCGGGGCGCTCGAACACCAATATCTGGCTCGACGGCGGCTACACCGTCACGCTGCGGGACGCTGACGGGGTCGTGATCTGGTATCGCGACGTGGACAGCGGGCAGGGGGCCGGGGCAACCCTGCCGCCAATGGAGAACGGCAAGTTCATCACCACCGACGGCAGCAACTGGCTGATGCAGGCCATTCTGCAGGTCCCCGACCCATCCGGATCATCTGGATACCAGTTGGGCACCGACGGCGCGAACCTGTTCTGGGAACCGAAACCGGAGCTGCCAGTTGTTCCCGAACCGGATATCGTCATCGCGACCAATTCGGCCAAGTTCGGCACCAGCGACGTAGCGAGCAAGCTACTGATCCAGCGGGGCAGCGCCTCGGCGCCGGCGTCAGGCGGGCGCACCACCGCCACAAACGTGGACTTCCCGACGGCATTCACCACCCTCTGGCACGTCAGCATCACCCAGACCCATGGCGGCGTGACCGCGAACAGCGCGATTCCTCAGCAGAGCATGCCGACCAAATCAGCCACCGGATTCCAGGCGAAGTTCTCGACGGACGAGAACAGCACGTCCGGGGTATGGGATATCACCAGCGCGGTCCCCTTTGATTGGATCGCCTACGGCCTGGTCGAGGAGACCTGATGGCCTCCATTCCTCGGCCAACCGCCCCGATTGCGGACATGGTTGGCGGTCGCATCCTCGTCAACCGGGAGTGGTTCGATTACTTCCGGCTGCGAGCCGAGAGCGGCGATCTGGCGGAGATAAATAAGGAACTGGCCGACCTACGCAGGCAGATCGACGATATCGACACCACCACTGCCGGCAGCATCAAGGGGACGCAGAATATCCGTGTAACCGGGCAGCTGAGCGATGGGCTGGTCCAGATCGATCTTGCCGAGTTGCCCGATCAGGGCGGCGGCGAACTGCTGAAGATCCTGCGTGACAGCTTCGGCAGGGTGGCAGGAACGAGCTCAGCGGAAGCTCCGCAGGACGGAAAGCAGTACGCCAGGCAGGACGGCGACTGGTCAGAAGTGCAGTCCAGCGGCGGCGAGCACCAGCGCATGACCGCTGATGGAAATTTCCGAATCACCGCAGATGGAAACATGAGGGTTTCACGCTGATGGCACTACAGAGAATCCAAGACCTCGCGCCGGCCGCGGCACTGACCGGCGTCGAGTTGGTCGAGCTGGAGCAGGGCGGGGCGTCGGTGAAATGCACGACCCAGGATATTGCCGATCTGGCTGGCGGCGGTGGCGGATCTGGCGACGTGGTCGGCCCGGCAACTTCGGTCGCTGATCGCATCGCGGTGTTCAGCGGCGCCACGGGCAAGCTACTGAAGGACGGCGGCCTGACTGTCGCGGATCTGTATTTTGATTCCGTCAGCGCGCCCGCGATCAGTGCTGGCACGGTCACCCTTAACTGCAACGGCGGCACGGTGCGCAACTTCACCATCGCCATGACCGCCAATGCCACGCTGGCAGTTTCGAACCTCGCCGCGTCCGGGCGCGTGACTGAGTTCGAGTGTCAGATCGCGCAGGACGCCACCGGCGGCCGCGCGCTGACTCTGCCGGCGTCGTTCAAGGCGCTCGGCGGGAGCGATACGGCCATTGCCGGAGCAGCCAGCTCGGTCACGATCCTGTCGGCCAAGACCTTCGATAACGGCACCACATGGCGCTACGCCATGCAGGAGAGCGCGTAATGCTGCGGCGGGTGATGATCGCCGGATCGCCAGTGACTTTGGGGCACAGGCACTGGCGAATTAGCGTTTCAGCGCCGGCCGGGAGCACGAGTTACATCGGCTTTACGGAGATAGAGCTGAGGGGCACCAGTGGCGGGCTGGATCTTATGTCAACGCAGACCATGAACGGAGCTGCCTCTGTGTCCAGTGAGATCAACGCATCGAACGCAGCATGGATGGCTGCCGACGGGAGGATGACGCATGGGTGGCTATCAGGATCGGCATCACCCGCCTGGTGGAAGTACGATTTCGGTTCGCCCTTGAACACCGGGCCAGCTATTGCGGACGTGAAGCAGGTTGCCATATACGGAAGCTTCAATGCGCCAGACGCCTCCCCCAGGGACTTCCAGATACAGTGGTCTGATGATGGCTCGGCATGGACGACAGTGCTGTCTGTCACCGGGCAAACGGGGTGGACTGGCGCATCGGATATTAGGCTATTCGATATTCCGTGAGTAGTGTCCCCCCAGGCGATACGGCGCCCGCAGGGATGCGGAGCTGCTGGGCCAGCGAACGGCGCATTCCCCGCGTCGTCCCGGTCCCTACCTCCCCAAGAGGGCCGGGTGCTGGCTGCAGTGCTGGCGGCATCCGTTCTATGAGCACAAGGTTGCGGCTTGATCGGTGGTCCTAGACCAGCAGAGCTTCTGTAGTTGCCCCGAGGCGTTGGGCGACCTTGGCCATTTCGTTGGCGACAGTGACGCATGAATCCCCGGTGCGCTTCTTCGCAGCGGTTTGGAGTTGCTGGTAGACCTTCCAGAACTCGGGGCCGCTTCCGTGGGCCTTGTAAGCAGCGTGGAGCATCATCCACTCGTCATTGGTTAGATATTGCGCGCTGTATCCCATTACGCCCTCCAGTGCATCTGCTCCCTGTGAGGCGACCATAGGCCTGCGAACCTTGCTGGATTGTTAAAGCCATCGCCGGTTCGCCGCATGTGTGACACGCCGCTCAGTACCCAGTCGCAAGATACGGGACTGATGCCGGTGATGCTGGGCCATGCTCCCAGACCCCTACCACTGGCTCGACAACCCCGACACCTGCTACCTGTGCTTCAACTACGCGACCGTAGCGGTCCTGAAGCTGGAGGCGGGCAGGGTAGCCGGAACCCTCAACTGGCAGGGCCGGTCCTTCTGGTTCAAGGCCGGCTCCTACCGCCAGGGCAAGATGTGGGTCGAGCGCTGGATCTCGGCGCGGGGCAATGATCTGCCCAGCCGACCGGTGAAGCCTCGCCGTCGATCGCGAGAGAAGGCAGTGCTGCAGGCGCTGATCAGGGGTACTCAGGCTGGTAGTCCCGTTCGGCCAAGTGCGATTTCAAATCGCACTTGAGCTCGGTACGCGGGGAGCCAGAATCCGCTCCGCAAATGAGGATATGGCTTAACCGAATCAAGCACTTACCGGGTATCGTTTGCGGGTAGTTGCGGAGCGGAATATTGGCCGAAACCCTTGTGCTGCAAGGGTTTGTCATCAGACTTTTAATCTTTTGGTCGATGGTTCGAATCCATCACGGCCCACCAAAACAGGCACTTAGCGCGAGCTGGGTGCTTTTTTTTGCGCCGGCCTTTGCCGTTGCGGTAGCGCATCCACGCGGGCTGCACTGCTGCAGCGCTGACGGGCCAGCTGTGCAGCCCGGGTAAGCGCAGCCGGG